CTCCTTTGTACTTATGTCGGTGAAGGTACTTGTGACAATTACCCAGCAGATACGCGCCGTATTCGTCACCTAGCTGCTGTTTGATGTAATCAATCGCTTCTATCTCGCCCACGTTGTAATGCGGTGGTTCATCTACGTTTAACCACTTCACTTGATTCCATTCCTCGGGTGTTGCGTCAACCATTTTCCCTCGCCCTTTTTATAACTAAACGTACATTGAATTTGTTGATAGGTTCGCCCCGTCGATTGATTAACCCTTTATCTGCAAAATGCTTTGCAATTTGTAAATAAGTTTTACCCTCTTCTTTCATTTTAACCATTTGTTTTATGATTTTTTGTTCTTCAGGATTTTTCTTAATTTTCCCATCTTCCCTGTTGAAACCAAACGGCAACACACCGCCGGTCGATAATCCTTTGTCACGTCTTTCCTTCAACGCTGCCTTAGTTAGTGCTGATGTTCTCAAAAGATGCGGCGAATGAACCTTCGAGTGACAAGGCGCACAAAGATTCACCGTTTTAGTCCCACCTAAGACTTTAGGGACAACGTGGTGAGCATGGTCTGCCTGAACTCCACATTCAAAGCACACCAAGTCTTTGTTTTTCTGTTTTAATTCGGGCATTAAAATCTGCCAACATTTCACGGTAATCTTTTGCGTATAGCTTAATTGCAGATGATTGATTTGCCAACATATTATCAACGTGACGTTTGCCGAACTTTCTTATCATATATAGAGTATAAACTTGCGCTGCGGTGCCGTGTTTCATCCCGTATAAATTACACGCGGGACATTGAGGCCAGACGTTATTTGAGTCAAATGCGTAGAAAGAGCTTTTGCCTTTAGGAACAAAGTGCCCACCGTGAACCGTGGTATAGTGTCTGACTTCCCCACACGTGACGCATTCACAAAAGCCATTGTCGTCTGCTTCCTCCAGTCTGCGGAGTAATTGAAAAGCCCTTAAACATTTAGCCCGTAGAGTTTCTGGCACGCTGGAACTCACTATTCCTGGGGTTGGTTAATTGTACACCGTGGTCTAGTCCCCAGTGAAAAACTTGTTCCATAAAAAAGTGCATCTCGCCTTTGTCTAAAGACTTAGTAGACCTTAGCTGATTAGGAATCGTCGTGTTTCCGACCACTACGTCTTCTGTTCCTAAGAACTCATTCTTCATAAGTTTCTTCATATCGTCAGGGCTAACAGGAACCTTTTGTGAAAAGTGCTTCGACATCTCTCCCATCCACATATGGAATAAAGCGTTTTGACTCAAAGACCTAGCTGTGGAATATGCTTCCAGTTTCCAAGCACAAGGTCGTTCATAGTCCCAGTCTTCCAACGACTTACGGAAAAACTTCAATACGTTATCTATGTCTCGACGATTTTGAATCAACCAGAATTGACCGTTCATCTCAATCTCCACAAAAGCAAGGTATTGTTTCGTCGTCAAAACCAAACAACGAACCTTGGTCTGATGCAATAATTTTCATTTCTGAATAACTTGGCTGGTCTGCTCTAAAAAAAGCTGCCTTACCAACTTTTTTCGACAAAGACTTTTCCTGTTCAATCCACCAATCCGCTAAATCTGGTCTAGCCTTAATAATTGATAACTTCTTACTAAATCCTTTTAAGAAGCACAAATCACAGTTTCCCCAGTCGGTAGTACCGTTGTTGTTTGGAAGATTCAAATCAAAATTTTGAGATTCCCAAAAATCAAAAACATCGTGCTTTGTGATTCCATCAAGCCAAAGAGGCAAATATCTTTCTTGTTTCCCTTCCTTAGTCCCATGCATTTTATGAGCGCGTCTTTCTTCGTCAGCACGAATTCCAATAGCACCAGTATAAACTTCATCTCCACAAACATAAGTTTTCATATAATCGGAAATAGCTCTTATTTTTAGTTCAACAGTACAAAATCTCGCTACTGGATTTGGAGCGTATTCCTTTGCTTGTATTAAAGCTTCAAAAGGCAAACCGTTCCGAGAGCAATGTTCGTAATCGACAATTATTGTTTCGTAAGAGTATTTTTTCCCGTATTTTTTCGTGTCGTCTGGGATAGCATTTGCATATCTTTCAACCCAAATAATCGGAACATTCCAATTCGTAGAACAATCATTTACGAAATCCAATGTCTCAGGCATTTCCCTTCCGGTATTAGCAAAAATCACAACGACATCTTCTGGCAATTTTCCGTCATGAGCTTCCAAAATCTTATAAAGCATAAGCCCAGAAGTTCTACCTCCGCTAAAAGAAACAACTGCTGGCCCATCAAGAAAATATGGATTCATCGTCTTAATTCATCCCAGATGTCTTCGAGAATGCAGCGTAGCTCAAACCACAATTTTTTAATCATCATTCAACTCCAGAAAGTCAAACGGATGCATATCTATGCAGTTGCAAATTTTAGTAACCAAAGACAGCTTCGCATCTTCTCTGTACCTCCACTGAGAGACTTGCTGTTTAGTAATCCCAAGACGGGTAGCGAGTTCCGTGGAACTCACCCCCTTCTTGACTTGCGCCAGTCTTAAAGACTTGCCGAAATTAAAACGGCAAATCATCGTCTTGTCCTGACTGCCCACCATTGTAAACGTCGGTAATCTTGCCCTTCATAATAGGCTGATTACCACTCGCTTCTTGTTTCCACAAAGCAATGTCTAAAGTCTCGCCCTCCTTGATGTCTCGGTGAGCAACGACTTTACCTGAGATGGTAGGGCCATTGGGCCTGTCGTTTTTCCACATAGACACTCTGCCACGGTTATCATATTCCATTTATATTCTCCCAATAAGAGTTAAGTTAGTTTCAAGGTCTTCCAGCAATTTCTCAATCGCCGCTGAAAGTAAAGCGATATACTTGTCGTCACGTTTGACGTTCATAATCAAATTAGGTAAGTCTGGGTGGTAAGACATAAACCAGTAGTCTTCCAAGTCCATCAGCCACATCGTACCTTGTACTTGCGCATAATACTCAGCAGGCATTTCACCGTCTTTGTGATAGTCAATTAAGTATTTGACGTGCGTAGTGTGCGCTGGGCACTTAATCTCTAAACCTGAGTCAACTATCAACCTGTCGGGGCTGCAACCAACTGTCTCGGAATCGTTGGTCACAAACCCGACCTCTCGGCAGACTAAATCGGTCTGAAAACTAAACACGTTAGCCGCTTCAGGCTCTAGTTCACGGCCTCTTTTCATGTGAAAGGTGTCAAACGAATCAAACCTTTTCCCTGACATTTTTTCAGCGAGCAGCTCGTGCATGTACTTTTCACTAGACGCGCTAGGCTTACCCGTAGGAGTCAGAAGGTCTTTAAAGCGACTCGCAGATGGAACTCCAAGGCGTAGCTGAAACCAAGCCTCACTGCCTTGCTCGACGTTGTGAATCTTCATTGAGCGGCCTGCTTGGCTTTCTTCTGTTGTAGCTGTTTTTTAGCCTTCTCGTATTGAGAGTCAGTCAAGCTTTTTAGATTCTCTACGCCATAGACTTTAAGAAACGCTTCTTTGCTAGACTTTGTCGAATCCAGCATGGCATCAAGGTGTGCGACCTTTTCGTCACTGATATCTTCAATACCTAAATCTTGAGCGTCAGTGTCCTCATCGGCACAGATTGCCCACATTGACTGAGCCTGATACCTTTTAAGATAGGTCGCCATTGAACCCAAATCTTGAATCGGATTCTTAGAGCTTTTAGGAACTTCTACGCTCGCTACTTGCTTTATCCACTGACCAGAACTGTGGGATATCTGGCTACTTACAGCAACATTGCCGTTGTAAGCCTCTACTGCTTGGATGAACGATAGTCCGTTAGCGGCCGCTACGGGCCTTATACAGCCTAATACTGCCGTTAAATCGGCATATTCATTCTTGAAGAATGTGTTCTTGGTGTTTTTACCTGGATTGCGAATCTCAGCTTGTGCCTTAGCTAAAGCCGTAGCAAGTTCATTAATGTTTTCTGATTGTTCCATTTTCTTCTCCTTTGCTGAAACGGTTAAAGAATAAACGATTCAGATGAAGAAGTAAACAAAACAGACGATAGTTATTTAGACGGGCTGTGTTATGATGGAGATTCTTCTCCCCCGCGCCCCTCGGCGTACTGGCCCTCTACGGAGGGCCTTTTATTTAGTACGTCCAGATAACCGGAGTCGTTTGACGGATATCTACATGGACAAAAGATTTGGCGATGCCAATACCGGAGAATCCGAGACGTAGAGCGTTAGAAACAATAATAAAGCGCTGAGCACCATTATTAATAGCAATATCAGCAGCGCAGCCTGTTGTATGCTGCCCTGGGGTTTGCTTCTTAGCTTCAATACTATGACGAGTAGACCGATAACCGCTCGTAATGACAAAAGGAAAACCACATTCATGCCGGAGTGCGTCCAGGGACGTGACGAACTCTTCCTTAATGCCATTTTCACCAGTCTCCTGACAAGCAAATTCCTCTAACGTAAAGTATTTAAACATTTGATACGCAAGCCGTGATTATGTTATCGGATACACTTTTAAGTTTTTCAGCAGCTATCTCGCATTCTTGAATTGAGTCGAAAATTATTCTATCGGGGTTCTGCCAGCTCCCTATAAAGATTAGTAAGTAAATCATTTATTCCTGTTATTCCAAAGCTCAAAGAGCGTTTTAACCTTTTCTTCCAAAACGTCTGTCCGTGACATTAATTTGCCAAGCGTCAAGACTAAAATGATAAAGCCCACAAAAATGGGCCATATCTGAGCGATTAAATCCACATAATCCATGATGTTTACTCATCTGGGGGCGGTTCCAAGTCTTCCTTGATAGTGTTTATGTAAGCCTGGAAGACTGTTTGTAGTTCGTTAGCTTGTAAATTTAGACTGTTAATCTGAGCTTGAATCTCTTGCATTCTTGCAACTTTGGCCTTCACCGATTCCGGTAAATCATCAATCTCATACTCGTTATCGTCTATTTTTAAAGTACCCATTTCTTCTCCTTAGATTGAAAATACAAAAGTAACTGCGCTTGATAACACTGTCGCAATCACCAGCCATGCTAATCGCTCCCAACGGGCAGCATGAGCATCAGTTGCAGACCTCAACGTTTTTAACTCGTTCAGAGCTTCGCCCCATCGCTCGCCACATTCTTTCTCATGGCGAGCAATCTTCTCTAGGGCTTCAAGCGCCAGGTTACGTTCTTCTTCGGTCATTTCTTCGCTTTACCGACGACTAATGCGCCAATCTCCAACAATTTGTACAACTTGCTGATGATTTTATCATCTTTAGGCGTTGGGGTTAAAGCTGTAATCGCTGAACATGCAGTGACCAAAGCTGTGATTGCGTTAATGTATTCTAGTATTACCATGGTACACCTACTCCTTGCGTTGGGTTCTTGTCTAGCTCAATCTTTGCTGCCAATGACGCTTCAATCGCGTCTTTATCAAGTTCTGCCCAGCACCATCCCAGAGCCATGTCTTCTGTGATGCTGTCGTAAGCAACCCATTCAGGGCTAGAAGGGTCTGGGGTAAAACCACAAGTGCCGTAGGATGAAGCTGAGTAAGTTACAGCGTCATCGCCAGCGCCTACGGTTTCTGATGCTGTTGCTCGCCAGTGGGCAACGACTACGCCACCGTCTGATAACTCACGTTCTAATGTTGAGATTGTCCAAGTTGTCATGTTGTTTCTCCTGTTAAGATTCTAGTGCCGCGATACGGGCTGTTAGTTCTTCAATTAGGTCTTGTTGTTCTTGGATGGCCTTAACCAGCGACGGAATCATGTCACCCATCTTTAACCCTAATTTCGTTTCCGTCTCGTTCAGTTTGTAATCGTGTACAAGCTCAGGTAAAACGTCTTTCACTTCTTG